AGCTAAGAGAAAGAGAGAAACCAACTTAGAAGAACCTCTTATATTTAGTTACTCATTGGATATGGCTAAGGACTACTACAGTAATGACTCAATAGCTTGGGAAGATTTACATAAGTTGGTTACAAGTGATAAAGGTGTATGTTACTCAGCTCATTGTTTTAATGGAGGTCATAGGACTAAGGATAATGCTATAGAAGGTTTTAATCTTATCATATTGGATATAGATGAAGGTGTTAGCTTGGATATGGCTAAGTTATTATTTGAACAATATACCTATTTAATGTGTACTACAAGAAACCATCAGAAAGAAAAGAATGGTAAGACAGAAGATAGATTTAGGATAATATTACCTATGAAGTATGGTTTATCTTTGGATAAGAATCAGTATAGTGCTTTTATGAAGAGCCTCATGGGTGATTTGCCCATTGAAGTAGATAGTGCTTGTGTTGACATTAGTAGAATGTTTTTTGCCTCTAAGGGTCACCACGTATACAATAATGGTGAATTGTTTAGTGCTGATAAATATATACCTAATACTAATGAGGAAGAAGTATACAAGAAGAGAGGTGTAGCATTAGCTAAAAAGAATGTTAATGGTATAAGTCAATATATTATTAGAAACCAATATGGAGGGAGAAACAATGCTCTTACTAAGTTGGCTCTATTACTTATGGATAAAGGCTATACTCACAAGGAAACCAAAGATGAAGTTAAAAGGGTTAATAAACAGTTTGATTCTCCATTAGCTGAATCAGAGTTGGTTAGAACTATATTTAAAACTATAGAACAAAGAGATGTAGTTGAGGTAGAAGAGGAAGAGTTTTATGAAGAGGAAGATGATATATTTACTAAGGTAGATAAGTAGTTAAGGTAGTCTTAATACTACTTTTAGTATAATTAGGAATAAGGAGTAAAGATGAAAACTGTAAAGATAGATATAGAAACACATAAGGTATTGAAGTTAATGGCTGTAAAGTATAACCTAACAATACCTGAGATGATAAGCAAGTTAGTAGCAAAACAAGAAAGCAAGGAGATATAGATGGGATACGAAATAGAGTCTACTAAGGGGTTACATAGCGAGAGAGTTAAAGTCCTCACATATGGTGAGTCCTCTGTTGGGAAAAGCACACAGTTAGGTACACTAAAAGGTAGCATACTAATACTTAGTGCAGAAGCTGGATTGTTAGTGTTAAAAGATAAGGAGATAGATACTATTACTATTAATAGTCTTGATACTTTAAGGGAGGTATATGCAGATGTAAGAGAAGGTAAGTTGAAGTATGACAATGTTTGTATAGATAGTATGACAGAGACTGGTGAGATGATGGTTTCTATGCTTGAAGATGATGACTACTATGGAGACCCAAGTAATAAGTTTGTATTATGGGGAGAGTATACTAGAGGTATGACTAAGTTAATAAAAGCCTTTAGGGACTTAAATAGTTGTAATGTAATATTTACTGCATTGTCTGAACCAGTGGATGCTAATGGTACAGTAAGATATGCACCACAAGTACCAGCTAAGAAGTTTCAAAGTAAGCTACTTAGTCTGTTTGATGAAGTGTATTATATATCTGTGGATAAAGATGGTAATAGAATATTGCATACACAGAGTACGAATACGTTTGTAGCCAAGAGTAGAGCTGGAATATTTGAACCAACTATAGATATAACAGATGGTAAGAACAGCTTAGGTAGTATGATAGAACAAATTAAAAAAGGAAAAAAATAATGAGTATCTTAAAGAACGCAATTGAAAGTCAAGGTGTAGATAGCAACAAGGATTTAGAAGATGTAGTTGGTGGTTTTATTAATACAAGTGGTATCCATGATGTAGAGATTAGAAGAGCTTATGCCATAGAAGCAGAGAGTGGAAGTATTGGTATTAGAATGGAGTTCACTGGTTTAGAGTATGATATGTATGTAACTACTAAAGAGAAAAAGACATACTATACTAAAGATGGTAAAGACTTCTCATTACCAAGTTATTCACTATTTAAGAAAATACACTATATAGCTACTGGTGATATAATTAGTGGATTAGCTAATGTAACTACAAGTGAGAGATTAATTAATGTATCTGAATGGGTAGATAAAGAGAGAAAAGATATAGAGAAAACAGTAGAGTACCTTGATGACTTAGCTGGTAAGAGTATGAAAATAGCTGTTCAAATGGAAGAGCAAGAGGGTTATGAAGATGGTAAACCTACTGGTAAAGTATCAGCGAATAAAGATGGTAAGCCATACCTTAGAGCCAACATTATAAGAGTATACAATGATGATGGTTTTACTGCTACAGAGATAATGGGTGAAGCTACTGAGACTAAAGCTTTGAATAGTGATACTAGAAGATTAGAAAAGAACCCTATTAAGTTGTTTAAAGCTAAAGCACCTAAGAAGAGTAGTGGTGGTAGCAACAGTGGTGGAGTAAAGAAACCTGTCATATTCTAGGTATGAACCTGATATAGGTAAATTAACTAAAGCTAACTCTACTATCGTTGATGGTAGGGTTATCTATATAGTTAAGAAGAACCATGAGGGTAAGTCAGGTAAGTATATACCTTATGTAGCTTATGACTACAAAACAAGGATACAGCTTACCTTTGACTTCAATAAAGAGAATTTAATTAACAAACTAAATAAAAGGAAACACATTGAAGAAGCTATCAAAGAAGCAATTAAGAAAGATAATAAAAGAGAGAGATTTTACGATAAGTATGATGGATAAGTTTATAGATAAGCAATATATGGCAATAATTAAACTGGTTAGGGATATTGAGGAATTAAAGAATGGTGACAGTACTCCTGATATGTTTAGTTGGAATGAAGAGGAAAGTAAGTATGAATACTTCACCTAGTTGGTTCTTTGGTGGTTTACCTATAGTTGAAGTACCTTTTGGTTCTATAGGTTTTATATATGAGATAGAGTATAAAGATGGTTCTAAGTATATAGGAAAGAAGAACTTTACATTGGATAGAAGATTGAAACCAAGAAAGGGAGACAGAGTTAATGCTAAAAGGATTAAGACTGTTGAGAGCAATTGGAAAGAGTACACAGGCTCAACTAAACTGAGTAAGGGTAAAGAGATAGCACGTAAGAATATATTGAAACTATGTGGTACTAAGATAGACTTAACATATTGGGAGATACATTATATGGTTACTAGGAATGTATTGTTTAGAGAAGAGTACCTTAATCAGAATGTATTAGGTAAATTCTTTGCTGGTAAGTTAGAAGGAAGTAAGCCTTATGTTAAGAGTGAGTAAACATGCAGTTAAGAGATATAAGGAGAGGTTCTTAGATTTGGATAGAGAGTTATCCAATAAAGAGAGTTTACATATAGAGAATATAATTAGAGACTATGTTCATCAACACCCTATAGATGGTATCTATTCAACAGATGATATAAAGGTTGTAATAGAGAATGGTATAGCTATAACAGTATATAAGAAAGGAGTATTTACAAGATGATTAAGTGTGAATGTGGAAAAGAATATAAGACACAAAGAGGTTTAACAGCTCATAAAAAGAAGTGTGTTAAAGAAGATAGTGAAGAGATTAAGAAACTAAAGATACGTTATAAGAATACCTATGATGCAAGTACAAGGCATTATATCCAACTAGAGATAGAGAAACTACAAGGTAAATAAGAGTAGGGGGATAATTCCCCTACAATATTAAATTAAATCCATATAATCCTGTAAAGCTTTTCTAAGGTTTTCTTTATCCTTAGCTGTACCTTTACTCTTTCCTTTCATAGCACCTACAGCTTTAAGAGCATTATCATAAGCCTTTTTCTTTGCAGAAGTAAATCCATAAGTTAAGTCTCCATCATCAACTAACTTCCTAAATAAATTATTAACAGATTTTTGATTTATCTCTACCTTTGGATTAGCTAAGTCATCTAAGTATGTTTTTAAAGTAGCTTTGGATTTAGCATTATTAACTCCACCTGTACCACTTGGTTTACCACCATGTGCTTTATCCATACCTAGTCCACCAGTCTTACTTAATGGTTCTTCAGGTGTTTTTTTACTACCTAGATTAATAGGTTGGTTATCTCCACCTTTAGCACCACTATTAGCTGAATCAGGGAACTTACCATAACCTTCTTGTGTTTTAGGTTCAGGTGTTTTCTTACCACCTAAGTTTATAGGTTGGTTACCCTTACTTGCAGAAGTAGGTTTACCTTTAGAAGGTGATACTCCTAAGTTAGGAAACTCTTTCTTAGCTTCTTCTATTACTTCAGTAAGTCCATCATCTAACTCTTTGGAAAATGATTTACCCTCTAGCACATCTGATATTATCTTAACAAAACCACTTCTCATTTCTTTAGGTAAGTCTTTGTTGGTTACTAAGTTTTTGATAGCATCATTAGAATTTTTACTTTTCTTTATAGAGTTATATATAGACTTCTGAACATATATATCTTCTCCAAACTTACCAAATCTCCATAAGTGAGTTTTAAGCTTACCAATTATACTAGACTTTACAGCTAATGCTCCAGAGTCAGGGTCTCCACCTTTTACTTTTAGCTTTGTAATTAGAGACTTATCTGCTCCAAACTTCTTATCTAGCTCGTATGAAGCTTTGATGGTTTCTTGCACTACATCACTATCCAATCCTTGCTTTTTAATTTCTTTTATTATCTTACTATAGTTCATAGCCTTATAAGCAAAGTCACCTGAACCTGAGTCTTTTGTATTCTTGGTTATTATATCTACTAACTTTTCTTGTGTTTTAAAATCAGTATACAGTTTATTTGTAGAGCCTATAAAGCCCTTTAGTGGTTCTGGTGTACCACCATCTATCTTTTTGGATATTGACTCTTTAAGTTTAAGTAGTGAATCTTTAGGGTTACCCTTAGCTGTTCTAAGTAGGTCATTAACCTCTATTCTCATATTAACAAGTTGTTTTAGGGATAGTGAGTTATCTCCCTCTTTAATCATCTTATCAATATTTTTAAGTACACTATTTGATTTGTCTGTTTTGATAGAGTGCTTCTTAGCGTTCTCAACAATTGAAACCATATCATCAACCTCAATGGATACTCCATATTCATCTATGGTATCTTCCATTATCTTCCAGCCTCTTTCAGCTTCCTCTTTAACCTTACCTATATCATTTAAACCAGATGCTTTCTCTATCACCTCTGTTCTTTCATCTATTAGTTCCTTGTATCTAACTACCAACTCATCACCATCTTTTAAAGCTTTGGCTATATACTCTTGTCCTGTCTCACCAGCTTGTTCAGCCAATACTCTTGCTTGGTCTGCTGTAGGAACACCTTTTAATCTACCCATAGCATCATCAGCACTAATACCTATTTTTCTAGCTATGATATTAGCCTCATAGGTTAAACCAGTTGGCAATAGATGTTCTACCACTTTACCACCAGCAGCAGCTATACCACCTTGTAAAGCACCTTTATACATAGATATAGTTCCATCTTCTCCTGAACCATAAGCAGAAGCAGTACCTATAGCTGTTTCACCAAAGAATATAGGAAAGAACTTTCTTAGCTTTGCAGCTGGTAACAGTTCAAGAATTACTTGACTAACATAAGCTGGATTAGACCATTCTTCTACAGTCTCTACACCAGCCTTTTTAGCATGTTCAATTATCCATTCCTCATTAGGGGAAACAAGTTCTAGTATATCATCTACTTCATCCACAAAGTCTGTACCTGTGTATTTCCCGATAGACTCATCTGCTTGTTGTAATAGGTTTTCTACACCAGCCATGAAACCAAGTATGGGTCTTAATTGCATCCTTGCTGATAACTCTTTTTGTTCTAGTAAAGCATTAAGCATAACCTTACCACCATTAGTACCTTTACTCTCCATCTCTTCAGGAGTCATTGTTACTGTGTTATCTTGTGGTGTTACTACATCCTTCATAGTATCTTCTGTTAGCATTGTATTACTACTAAGGACTTCTGCCATACTACCACTGCCAGAGTCTTGCTCTATATCAACTCTCATAGTTATGTCATCAGGGAAACCATCATCACTCGTTGGTTCATTGTCTCCATATAGAAGGCTAGTATTACCAACCTTCCCCTCTACAGCTTCTCTTATCTCATCATCACTAAAACCCAACTCTTTAAACTCTCTAACCTTATCAGAGTTCTTTTCCCAGAATGAATCCCTAACCATACTTTCATCAAATCCTAAGTCTATTGCTTCCTGTATATTCATAATTACATCCCCATAATATTGTCACTAA